CTACTCCTGCACCACATAAAGATTTATTATTATATTTTGGAGAAAGCTGATTGTTTACTACAATAGTATTTGAAAAATTAGAAATTACAGGCTGGCCATTATCATCATATAATTGTTCATGATGATCTAAACACAGTACTTCTGTTCCCATTTCTCCAAGTCGTTGATGGTATTCTACATCATAACTACCCGCGTCCGGTACAATAATTAAATCAAAATGCTCTATGGTGTTTTCTAGCCAATCAATTTTATCACTAAGCCCGTGTTGTTTATGCTCGTGAACTGTAAAATTTAATTTTGCTTGTGGAAAAATACTTTTAATATAAAGCCATAAAATAGAAGAACTTGTAAATCCATCGGCATCACAATCAACTACAAATAATATATTACTATTATTTCTTAAATGTTTTAGTAACATTTCAACCGCAGGCTCAATATTTTCTAAGTCATATGGATTTAGCTCACAAGCAAATGTTGGATACATAAAATTCTCTATATCTGTTACTCCTCGATCTTTGAGGATTTCTTCTAACGCAACCTCGGGATCGGTAGAATAAGTATTTCTTAATCTATATTTCATAAACATTCTCCTTATCTTATCTTTATTCTATTTTTATATAAATATTCAAAAACTTCTTTTCCTTTATCAAATGGTGAATCTTTTTCTTCTAAAAGATTATCATAATCCCATATATATGAAAACGCAGCCTGATTTGTATATTTGCGGCACATGCCTTCAATTTTTTCTCTCCACTTTTTTGCTTTATCATCACGCCAATCATTATATTCTTTATCTAAGGCGATAACAATTTCGTTCGCGCCTAAAATATCAGTTAGCATACTAATATGATATTTATTAAAAGTAGAGCCGCAGCAGGCTACTGTATTACTTAATTCTCCATAATATCCGTCATCTAATAAAACTGATTTTTCTGCTTCTGCTATAATAGCTGAACGTCTACGACGAATACCGTTTTGATGTTCATATATTCCATATAAATTAAATTGTAATTGATGAGTATATAAAGTATTTCCTATTTGTACTGGGCGATATTTACCATGTTCTTCTATTTCTTTTTGTTCTAAGGCGCGCCCACGAATGCCAACCAATCTGCCATGAATATCAAAATGTGGAATAATAATTTTATTTTGTCCTACTGAAAAGCCAATTTTAAACTTATCCATTGCTTCTTTTGTAATACCATCCTTTAACCAAGTAGGATGATAATATTTGGTAAAGTAATCTATAATATGAGAAGGATATTCTTGTAATAATGGAATGGCTTTATCAAATCTATATTTACTAAAATCAATATCCCAATTTACTTTTGATTGTGTTGTGGATACTAATTTGATTTGTTTTAAACAATGTTTAATATAATCTTCTGCTTCATCATCTGCAATTATTCTATCTTCATTTATTGCGATGAATTTTTTATATAAATTAAAAATAGACATAGCTTCGTTACATTCTGTATAGCATCGAAAAACTTTATTGTTTTGATACCAATATAATTTCATTGAGCTAGCTTCATGTAATGGATTATGGCATATAGTAGGACAAATCAAATATCCTTTTTCTTCATTTATATCTATTTGATCTACGCCCAAACTTTCAAGAAATACTTTTACATCCTGTAAAGTAATTGAATCAATTATGTCTTTTTTTCCTACCTCTATTAATTCTAATTCTGAATCTTGACCGCTAAGCGTATTTATCATGTTACTTCTCCTTTATATCATCGCGCCAAAAATTAATTGGTTTTTCCATTTCAGAAGAAAAAATGTCTATAAAATTTCCGATTGGATGGTTGTCTGCGTTTGTAATAAATAAATCTTTTCTGTAACCGGTTCCCAAATGAATATGCGACCAAATTCTAACATTTTTATAACGCCCACGACGCATTTTATAAATATCTAAAATATGCGTTGGCCGCAAATTAATATCGTCTACATATATTGGATCTATTAATCCATTCATTGCGGCCAATTTTAATGTCGGCAGTAATGAGTTCCAAGTTTTTTCACTAACTCGCGTCATTACATATCCCATATCTGCTTTGTCTGCTACTGCCTTACTACCTCTTATACAAGCTTCATTTTTAAAACTTCCATCATCCAACATAGCACTAGCATTGACTTGCGTTGCAGAAAAAATAAATACATTATAGTCTTTCGCTACTTGCTTTAATTGATTTGCCATTAACATTAATACTACGTCCTCGCGTAGTCCATTTTTACTAAATTGAGACATCATACTCGCGGTTGTATGGATATAATCAAAAAATACATATTTAATTTCGTCAATTGTAGCATACTTTCTTATTGTAGCTTCAATATTTGTAAGATTTGGATCACTAATTTCTTCAATAATAAAATAATCTTTATATCTCTCAATAATTGATGCCGCATATTTTACGCGACTTAATTCTTCAAGTTGATAATCTCCTCTTAGAATATGATCTTCATCTACACCAGATAAATAAGCTAACATAATGGTCTATATTTCTTCTTTATCCATTTCCGTTACTATAAATAACACTTTTCGTGGAGTACGATATTCTCCTGTTTTTCCTGACAATTCTTCAACAAATGTATTTTGATCATGTGACCAGTGTATAGGATAAGCTAATTTACAAGCGTCAAATACTGAGGTTCTTGTTTTTCCAGCGTTTGTACTGGCAGATTTCAGAAAGAAGCAGCCTTCACGTGCCCCACGACAAGCTGAACTGAATATTTTTCCTTCCAAGCTCGGTCCTACATTTGGAGCTTTCTGTAAATTATCAATTAATTCAAAAATACCTTCTGCTGGATTTCCTTTCTTTTGTCCGCCATTTAAAAACTCATTTCTAATTAAATTATATTTTCCTTCAACTGAATTTAAAATATCTTCTAATGTTGCATTATCAAAATGTTCTTGAATTGCCACGGCTTTTAATGGATCATCTATATCTTTATCATCTATATAAAATTCGCTTATATCATATTGCTCTTTTTTCAATCTACGCAATAATGAATACTTTTTTAAGCGAGTATAATAAAATTCAAAATTACTTGGCTCGGCAAATTCATATGCCGTTTTTAAAAAATCTAATCCACCTTGTTTTTTATATTCAATAGCACTATTTTCGTGCTTATCAACCTCTTGATCTACTTCAATAGGAGTTAAAGACTGTATTCCTTGTTCATATAAGTTATGAATAATAATAAAGCAAATACGTGCTACATGAACATCAAAATCTGTTGGAAGTATATCTGTAAATTCTAAAAAAAGAAGTGGATTGTGCATAAGACTGCCGATAATTTGGCGATATGCCACTTTATCAGATAACGTCAATTCAATCTCCCCTTAATCAATATTTAACCAATAATCTGGGTCCCAACTTTTCTTAACAGTTGAAGTGTTTTCTTTTACGGTTACAACATGCTCAATCATTTTAGTTTTTATAGCATTTACCATTTGTTGATTTTTATATTCTTGTTGTTGTTTATATTTTTTTAATTCTTCTACAGTATTTGCATTTACAAAATATAATGTTTCTTTTATTTTCTTTATTTTTTTTACATTATAAACATAATCTAAACATTCTATAATGGTTGCATCAGTATAACCCGCATCAATTAATCTTTTACGTTCCGTCCAAATTTGAGCAGATGGTTTTTTCATTCCAAAGATTTTACATACTTCTATTGAAAACTTTTCACGTGATTGTTTTTCCTTCAAACAATTAGGACAATAGTTATGTGGAATTTGAGCATTAAACCCTGCATATCCTACTAATTCTTCTCTTGGAAACTTTTCTTTACATCCATAACAAGTTAGAGTTTTAACCATATTCTCACTTCCAATACTTTTTCTATAATCATTATAGCATAAATTTCAAAAAAAGTCAATAAAAAAGCCCGCTATTGCGGGCTTATATGTAATTTACATTAAATCATTCATTTCGTCTATAAATAATTCTACTAGATCTACCTGTGAAGGAACCGCTTGGCTAAGTTTGAACTCATCAGTGCCAAAAACTTTTTTGATAATATCACGCATGATATTGAGTTTTTGATCTTTTTCTTCATCTGATGTGGCAGTATCTAAATACTTACTCCATACTTGTTTGGCTTCCGCCATTACTTCTGCAAATGGACGCGATTTAACTTGTGCAATTTCAGTATGATCTGTTACCTGCGCGCCATCTAATTCTACTGCTTTATCAATAGCATCTCCAATAGCATTAACTAATTCATTATAACCAAACTTAATTTTTGGAGCCAAATATTGATAACGAGAACCGGCAAACACAGTTGGGGTTGAACGAGTGTATAAATAACGTTCTGAGCTACCATCAGGATTCATTTGAACTTGTAAATATCCAATAATGTCTACGATACTATTAATAATTGTATATGCATTATTAGGAAGGTCAGGGCAGACAGCAGAAATGGTATTGCCATCTTCATCACGCATTTCCGTTGGCTTTTCTTTACTATGAGCAATAAATAGAATACCAAAGCCCAATAGTGTAATTTCACGCCAACATTCTGAAAATTCAGTTTTCAACATGTTCCATCCCTATCCCCAAGGGATATCGCGTATTGAATCAACAGATTCGCGCTACTTTATATATTCTTCACAAAGTTGCCAAGCAATAGAAGCAGTGTCTACAACAATACTATCATACATTTCGCGCGCCTGTGGCTTACGTAATTGACTTAGAACTTTTTTGAAGTCTGTCCATCGAAGAATTGGTACACTACGAATACCTGCAAGAGCATTAGTACCTTGCTCAAAATTAAGAAATAAAGAACGAGGAAGCTGACTGCCAAAAGTTGACTTGCCAGTCTTAGGAAGTCCATAAATTAGTAGAAATTTTCCTTTTAAGTCTCTTGAAATTTTACTAGGCTCAAGAGTAAATATATCAATATTCGCCATACTTTAATCCTCCTTGTATGACTGGGAAATTATTCCCAGTCATATTTAGAAGGAGTAGCCGCGGGAGCAGTTTGCTGAGCTGCCTTTGGAGCAGCACCTTTCTTTGCATCAATTTGTAGCTGCTCTAATTCAGCTTGACGGGCCTTAAAAGCCTTACGAATGTCGGTAGGATCATAAGCAAATTCTTCTTCTTTACCTTCATCACTACCGGTAGTAATTACTAGTTCACGAATCATACGAGTGGTTTCTTCTGGAATTTCTTCACCCCAAGAACCTTCCTTACCGCTACTCTTTACTTCAACAGAAGTTACACGAACACGACCACGAGCAGTTACTGTATCATTTACATTCCAGTTACGTTCAATATAATCAATCTTATCAGAGCCTTCTACGATAAATTCAACAACATCTAACTTACCATTATACTGAACAATACCACCCTTAACTACTAAACGACCAGTTGGCTCATGATTACGATCTTCTTCATCGTGCATATCCATTACGAAAATATCCTCTGTGAAAGAAGCTACGTCCGCAGTTGATCCCTTGTTAATAAAAGAAGCATTAATCTGCCATCCATTTACGAGCTGACCATTACGAGAAACGAAATTATTCTCACGAAGACTACCATTGCTAATACGAATAGTATCTGCCGCGTCAATACCTACATTCTGCGCAGTCTGCATTTTCTTTAATTCCTGAATACTCTGATAAGCAGGATTTGGATTACCACTATTAGTAAACTAAGAAGCAAACATACTTACAGGAATTTCACTTACTTCATCTTGACCATTAAAAGTCTGGGATACACGAATGGTTAGGTTTGCGCGCTCATAAGGCTGACCAGTTTTGGTTGTACCATGATTAAAAGTTGTATCTAATAATTTTCCTACAATATTAATTTTATTTGTTGCTTGTTCTAAAATATTTTTC